CTAATGGGTTCCGACGACCCAGATAAGATGGTGGGTGCGAACCCAGTCGGCTGTGTGTTTTCGGAGTATAGTATCTCTGATCCATCTGCATGGCAGCTCATTAATCCCATCCTAGCAGAGAACGGAGGGTGGGCACTGTTCAACGGTACGCCTCGTGGTGAGAACCACTTCTACAAAATACTTTTGAAAGCGCAGTCCGACGGACAGTGGTATAGCAGCCACCTGTCCGTCAAGGACACCAAGGCGATCAGCCCAGAGGATGTACGTAAAGCCAGAGACGAACTGAACAATGAAGCCCGATTCCAGTCGGAATACATGTGTTCGTTCAAGACGCCAGTCGAAGGATCGTACTACGGCAGTTATATTTCCAGAGCCTATAAGGATAAGCGCATCCTCGACGACCTAAGCCCCGACCCAATCCTGCCAGTGCACACAGCGTGGGACTTGGGAATGGACGACGCGACCACTATTTGGTTCTTTCAGTTGTTCAAGAACGAGGTACGGCTTGTTTATTACTACGAGAACAGTGGAGAAGGGCTTCCGCATTACGCCCGAGAGCTAAACCGTTATGCCGTGCAGAAGGATATTATGTACGGAAAGCACTACGCACCGCACGATATCAAGGTACGTGAGCTGGGCACTGGCAAGAGTAGGTTAGAGATCGCACGAAGCATGGGGTTAAAATTTACTACCGTCAAGAAACTCCCTATTATTGATGGGATCGACGCGGTGAGAGCATTGCTCCCTAGGTGCTGGTTCTCAAAAGCAGGGTGCGCCAGAGGTCTGGAGTGCCTGAAAGGATACCATAAGGAGTGGGATTCATCGAAGCAGGTGTTCAGGAAGACACCTGTCCATGATTCCAACTCTCATGGTGCTGACGCTTTCCGCACAATGGCTGTCGGACTAAAGACACCGAAGCTCGACAAGAAGAAACCAAAGTATGAGTACGACGTCGCAGCAGTTCGATGGTAGGTTGTCGTTACTGGATGAGGCGGTTATCCGCTACCACGCAGCAGGGCAGGACTTCATCGCAATGCTGGATTACTTCCTAAACTACAGACCGCCAGCCAAAAGATATGTCTACAGCGCACCCGACCACCTCATGTTGTTTGAGGAGATCACAGACGAGGAACATGGGAGCCATTGGAGAATAGCCTACGCTGCCAGCAGGAGGAAAAACGCAATCACTCATTTAATGGATATTGCTCCTTACAAGCTTGACACAGTAGCATTTAGCAGGTACAGACATTTAGCATTAGGCAAAGTAAACGAATTTAAACACTACAACTGGGAGAAATTATATAGATATGGGAGGAATGTTCAGCAAGCCAAAGGCTCCACCCCCGCCACCGCCACCCCCACCACCGCCCCCTCCTGCTGCGCCAGCACCGAGGCAACCGATTCGTCAGGCGAAGCGTAAGAGTGCGGTTGTGTCCCCAGCACGTGTTGTGTCTATGGGTGCAGCCCTCCCACGTAAACGACAGACCCAGCGTGACCCCAACGGTATGGGCTACGGCTCTAAACTTTAAATGCACCAATTAAAGCAAAGGTATGAGGAGCTTAAGCTCCTTCGGTCTAACCTTGACCACATGTTTGATGACGCGCAAAAGTTTGTGCGTCCGAACTCCAATGAGTTCGACCACCACCAGACTACTCGTAAAGACGACGACTCTCGTGAGATCTACGATGACACAGCGGTGTGGTGTAATCAGATGTTTGCCAACGGTCTGTCTTCCAACTTGATCCCTAAGTCGGATCGTTGGATGTACCTTCGCGTTAAAGATAAGCCGACCAAAGACCTAAACGATGCAGAGCTTACATACTTACAGAAGGTAAGTGACCGTATCCTCCATGAATTTGCGTTACCGATGTCTCAGTTCTACTCTGCTACGCATGAGTGTTTCCTAGACATTGGAGCTTACGGTACAGCCCCAGTACAGATTTCATATATTGATGGGTGTGTGAACTTCCGAGCACGTCCCCTTGCAGATGTCTTCTTTGACGTTAACGCACACGGACAGGTAGACACTGTGTTCTACCGTTGCTACAAGACTGCGCGTCAACTCATGCAGATGTTCCCACAGGTGGAAGGAATGCGTGGCTTCGACAAGAACAAGTCTACCCACAACAAGTATGAGCTTGTGTACACCATCCAACCTAGCGATGACAAACGCGCTAAGCAGGGAGGACGTATTGGACCCGAACGTCCATACACTGTAACCTATTGGTGTCCATCACTTCAGGAGCCACTGGAAGTAAGTGGTTCAAGTTACTTTACTTTCCTCGTACCACGTTGGTCTAAACTGGCTGACGAAGTATATGGACGAGGACCTGCATTCACATGTCTGTCTCAGATTCGTGTGTTGAACAAACTAGTTAAGGAAGTACTGATCTCATCTGAGTACATGAACTTCCCAACACTGACTGCCGAAGAGGATAGCATTCTGCTACCCATGAAGTATGGTTCACGTCAGGTCATGTTCCACGAAGCTGGTAGTGAGAAGCCTTCGCCAATCTTGGCTGGTAACCAACCACAGTACATGATGCAGATGATTGAGATGTACCGCAGTACAATCAATCGTTCATTCTTTGTAGACCAGATCATCCGACAGGAGAAGAAGGAACGCCAGAGCGTTACCGAGATCCAAGATGTTCGTGGTCAGATGCTGAACCAACTCGCACCCCTGCTTAATCGCATGGAAAGCGAATACCTTGGACCAGCAATCGAAGCTACATTTACTTTGCTTGAGCGTAACAACGAGCTTCCAGAAGCACCAGATTCCTTAGATGGAACAGAACTAGAGATTGCTTACGCAAGCCCAGCAGCCCAGTCGCAGTTTGCGACACGCCTTACAGACCTAAGTTCCTTTATGCGTGACCTCGCACCTCTCGCTCAAATCAAACCCGAAATATTGCAAGCACTCAATGAGCGTGACTTGTTTGAGGATTACGCACGCTACCGTAACATCAGTCCTTCTGTGATACGTTCACAGGAGGACCTAGATGCTGAACGCGAACAACAAGCTGCTCAACAAAACGAGCAGATGCAAGCACAAGCAGCACCAGCAATCGGAAGCACCATAAAGGACATTGCTCAAGCCAGAGCTACTGACCCAGAGGGTGTAGGACAGTTGTTAAATATCTAGTATGCTAAAAAACATTGAACGGCTGCGTAAGAAGGCGCAGCTTCGTAACGACCTGCAATCTATACTAAGTACACCTGAAGGAACACGTTTCTTTAAGGTGCTACTTCGTGAGTGTCACGTGACTAAGCCTGTGTTTCACAGTGACAGTACTAAACTGCGTGAGTGCGAAGGCAGACGTAGGCTCGCCATGAGTTTCCTGAACTTACTTGCTGAGGATGACCCTCAGCACCTGATAAATAAGATAGAGTTAGAAAACAATGAGTGACGAACCCGCAACACTTGGTGGCGGTCTTGAAGTAGACGCAACACCAACAGAACCAACACCTACCGAGCCTACATCCACAGGTGTAGATTTTAGTAGTCCAGATGTTTACAAACAGTTTGTAGACACTCTGCCCGATGACATCAAAGTGTCTCAAGCTATTACAGAGACAACAGACTTTACGTCTCTTGCCAACCAGATGCTCAACGCACAAAGTGCTTTAGGTAAGAAGCGACTGGAAGCACCACAGGAGGACTGGGGTGACGATCAGTGGAATGATTTCTACAGCAACCTTCGACCTGCTGAGGATGAGTACGCCATCCCAGACGAGGTTAATCTACCAGAAGACCTTGGAGAAGTTGACCTTCCTGAGTTTACAGACGAAGCCCTACAAGAACTTGTAGACTTCGCAGGTGAGCTTGGACTAAGCCAACGACAGTTCGATGGTTTGTATTCTAGGTGGGCACAGATGGCTGTAGAAAACAACCAACTGGAAGCTACAGATATGCAGGGTCAGTTAAAAGAGTACAAGACTGCTCTTATGGCTGACTGGCAGGATGACTTCGATATTAAGCTCAAGAACAGTAAAGAAACCTTCAGTGCCTTAGCACAGGACATACCAGAACTTAACGAGTTAATTACCAACCCGCTGGTAGCCAACCACCCAGCAACGCTCAAGTTATTTGATAAACTTAGCTCAATGGTGGGAGATGCACTACCAACTAGCGGTAGTAATATCCCAAGTGCTTTTGGTACTAACTCCGTGCAAGGTATCCGCGCACAGATTGAGGATTTAGATGCTTCAAATGCAGACCTAATTCTTTCTAACCCAGCCTCTCTAAAGATGGCTGATCGTACAAAACGTGAACAGATTCTCGAAAAACGAGCTAAATTGTACACACAAATGTACGGACAAGGCTAAAACTACTTGACATAAACAGTTTTATGGGCTACTCAGAACATACTGGGTAGCCCTTTTTTGGGTCTGGTAACAGCTTTGGAAAGCCGTTAGTCACGTTATAACTAGAAGAGTCCGAAAGGGTAGCTCGTCGAAAAGCAAACTATTCACTAACTTCTATTATTATATCATCATGGCATTATCAGCAGTAGGATCACAAGACTATTCTGGAGCAGTTACATCGCCTTCCGCCACCACAGCAGGTATCGCGGCAGCGTCGATGAATGCGATAGAATCTTCATACGTGGCTTTGTTCCGTGAAGGTTTTGAACAAGCGTTCCAACAAACCGAATCGAAACTTCAGCCTTTCTTTGAGCAAGAAACTCAAAATTCAGAGTACCAATACTTTGACCGTATTGGTGTAGCAGAAGACATGCAGGACGACGACACTCGTCTTGGAGACAACCCAACATCACAGATCGAACACGACCGTCGTCGCATCGGACTTAAGGACTACGAACTCGGCAAGTATGTCGATGAGAAGGATCTTAAGCGCGTACTGACAGACCCAATGAACGCCTATACACAGGCTATGTTGGCATCTGGCAATCGTAAGATTGACGACATCATCATCGACAAGTACTTCGGAAATGCCTTTGTAGGTAAATCGGGTGCAACTACTCGTACCTTCGTCGAAGGTGCTGGTGATGAAGATCGTACTAACATCGTTGTTGGTGGTAAGTCAGTAGGGGATATTGATACAGCAGGTGACTACGTTGTCGCTGGTGGTGAAACCGAAGGTTTCTCTATCGGTGCTAACTTCGGTGGTTCCGCTTCTGGTCTTACCCTTGCGAAACTTCGTGCAGCACGTCGCACAATGCTTCGTCTCCACGCGATTGACCAAGATGAGATCGTTAATTGCTTTGTTACAGCAAAGCAGTTGGACGACCTCTTGGGTATCACAGAAGTTGTTAGCTCTGACTTCGCAGTCCGTAAAGCCCTTGCTGAAGGTAGCGTAACTACGTTCCTTGGCTTCCGCTTTATCCACTGTGAGCGTCTTCCAATGTCCACTGGCGGTGGTGCTGACGAGCGTCGCATAATTGTCGCAACTCCTAAAGCTCTTAAGATGTCTCTTGGCACTGGGCTTAAGGGTGACATGTGGCGCGATCCTTCCAAGAAGAACGCACCGTATCTGTACTACAAGCTCTGTGCAGATGCTTCTCGTATGTGGGGTGAAGTTGCTGGAGAAATCCGTTGTAACGAATCCTAATCTTAACCGTAGCCTCCCCTGAGTATCGGGGGAGGCTACACCCTTTTATGTCCACTACGCCAACTAAGCTGAACATAATGAACTCTGCCTTACGCAAGGTAGGGAGTTATCATCTGGAGTCTTCTGACACCTCAAGCACAACCTACGAAATTGTAAATCAAGCGTATCTAGACGCAGTGCTTGAAGTCTTTGCTGACAATATCTTCAATTTCAATACACGAAAATCGACACTAACAGCAGTAAACGCTACGGCACAAACAGATGAGCCGTATGAATACTACTTTAATTTACCGAGCGATCTTAATGCGCTCATCGCATTGCGTCACCCGACTGACCATTATGCGATAACAGATTTCGACAACTATAACGGACAGATACATTGCAACAACAATAGCGTCTGTATCTACTACACAGTCATTCCCGATCTTTCCTCCTCTGCTACAACCCTACCTCCGTACTTAAACAGAGTGGTTGTGTTGCATATCGCACAAGCGATAGCTATTGAGCTTTCTGGTTCTGAGAACAGACATGAGATTCTGCATGTACAGTATGTAAAAGCATTACGTCGCGCACGCCTCATGGAAGCTAGACAAGGACCAGCACAAGCCTTTATCGGAGATTATAATTCACGAGTAATCGAAAGTCATCAGGGCTATGGCTCGCTACACTAACGTCCAAACTAATTTTTCTGGTGGTTTAATTACCGACAACCTTGTTGGTCGCACAGACTTACAGAGGACTGCTAACTCCTGCCGTACACTCACAAACTTCTTCCCTTCTTTGCAGGGACCAGCTAGTTACAGGCAGGGCTTTGAGTTAGCACATGCCAGTTCAACTGATACAGCCACCAATGTTAAGCAAGTACAACTAACACTTGCTACCAAACAATCGTATCGCGTAATCTTCGGAGCCAACACAATCCGCATTTACGATACAGCGGGCACACTAAAGGACACCATTGACTCTCCATATTCTGACTCTCAGTTAAAGGATCTACGTTTTAGTTCTGAGACTGACGTCTTGTATGTTTGTCATCCCAACCACAGACCAAAGAAGCTAACAGCGGATGTTACCTTTGTTGTTAGTGACCTTAGAGACTCTGGCTCTAATAATCTATTTGATGCGGGTCCAGATGGTGACAAAACAACTACTGCTGACAACAGACAGCTCAGAACCACAGTAGAGACACAGGGTGACACTTCATGGACACTCGCTGACATCACAACAGAGATTGAACCCTTCCTTGAACCAGACACTTCTGGTACACGGCTGAAGGTAGTAAAAGGTGAAGAGGTAGTAAAAATCGAAAGTTCTGCTGCTGATTTTTCTGCCATCTATACAGACTACAGTGGAGGCACACCCAATACATTTTCACAAGACTGGTATGTCGAGTACGAGGTCAACGGTATTAAGTTACTCGGCAAGGTTATAGATTCATCTACCAACTACACTGAAGTAACTGGACCCTCCTCTAATGGTAAAGTAGTTTACGTTGACGCCGTTGATTTCATCACAGTCATCAAAGACTCCAGTGCTAAGTTGTACCTTCTTGATAACGCTGAGACCAGTGATACAGATGACGACATCTTAGCAAAGGATGGTGTACCAGATACAGAGATACACTTACGCTCAGATACGGCAGTTTTCGATAACGCACAGGTTGGTTCTTACATCCGAGTTGGTTCAGACCAACAACTTGACGATGTAGTCATTGGTCACACTAGGGACACAACTCGCTGGGTAAAAGTAGAACAGTTCTTAGGTTCTGAGCCACACCCTGTTGATTTCCTTAGAGGCACTGCAATCACAACCGAAGCCAACTCTGATTTTTACGAGTACAGTAGTATCTATAAGTCTTATGGACCAGGAACTTTTGATGTTCGTAATTCTTCCCAAACCACTACAGCAAAAGTTGTAGACGGTGGTCAAAGAACTTTTACTTGGTCTGGAGGCGACTTCCACAATGCAGCCAGTGTCGACTCAACTTCAGTTGTAGGTAACCTAACCACATCCAAGACTTTTCAAGTACACAAGATAGACACCAGCGTAGACTCAGTTGAGACATACGACTCTAGTGGTCCTTCAGGCAACCTTATCGAACCAGCAGGTACGCTTACAGTAACTGAGATAGCCAACGACGTACAGGTCACGGCTGTCACATCTAACTTCTTTGGAGCAAGTACAAGCGTAGGGCGGTACATCAAAGGCGATATGCCTTCTGGTATTGTGTACATGGAGATACTTGCATACGAGAGTGGCACATCAGTACGAGCCAGACTCAAGACACCGATACCACGAGACGAACGTACAGGCTCTTTTGAGAACTCTGGCTTCTTTGTAAGCTTTAACATGGGAGCGTGGTACGCTGATAACTTCCCATCCGCTGTCGCTAAGTTTGAACGTCGTAGAATCTATGGAGGCACACCGACACATCCAAACTTCATCTTCCTAAGTGAACTTGATGATGAGACTGACTTCTCTCCAGCAGAAGCAGACAAGACTGTTCTGGACACCAGTGGAATCAGTTACCCACTAGGTAACGTCAACTCCTCTGTGCGTTGGCTTGTATCTGGTAGGGATTTGGTTGTTGGCACAACTCGTGGTATCTTCAGACTTAACGCCAACCAGTTTGCAGCAGCAATTAGTCCCAAGACAATTCGCTTTGAACTAGTGGATGAGGTCAACTGCGGAGGCGAGCCTCACATGATTGGAACATCCATCTTCTTCCCTGATGAGTCAGACACGAAGCTGATGGAGTACAAGTATGATGCGAACATTCAACGCGATAACGCCAACGATGTTTCTAAGTTTATTTTCCCAATCTTCATCCAGAACCAAATCAAGCGAGTTGCTGTACAGGAGACCCCACAACCACGCATCTGGGTATTAACAAACAATGGCGACTTATACTGCCTAACATACCAGAGACAGGAGGACTACTACGCTTGGTCGAAGATTACACTTACAAGCGCACCCACAGACATTACGGTAATCCGTGAGGGTTATGACTCTGGAGTCGATCAAGTTGTTATAGCTGTAGATCGCTTTGGCTTCGTGCAGTATGAGATCCTTTCTTCTGACGCTAACATCAATGACTACCCAGCAACTATAACAGAGTCTTCTGATGCAGAACCTACACTTTACCTAGACAGTGCAGAGACAGGTGTTGAGCACGAGTTCTCCTCTAACTACAACATTGCAGGGCAAGAGCTAACAATCACACCCACAAACACCAGCGTCTTTGCAAACGGAAGGTCTGTTGATGTAATCGTAGGTGGTGTCTATATGGGTAGCTTTACAGTTAGTGGAGGTACTCTTACAATACCTACCAACGTATCTGGAGTACCAGTGCGCTGGACGATTGGTTTTAAGTACACAGGTGACCTACAACCTATGTACCCAACATGGGATGGAGCTAACAAACCTTCGTTTGGCACAGATGAGATTCGTGTAGTATCTTGTCGTACATACCTTATTGACTCACCTCGTTACAGGATCGGCGTTGATAGCAACTACGAAACTATTGAGATGACTGGTTTTATTAGCAGTACAGATAGACAAGACCCAACAACTTATTCTCAACTTCAGTCAAGATTCACAGGCTTTGACAAAGAGCGACCTGTGACTGGATCACTTTTCGGAGTGGACAAAACGATAGATGTACAACAGGATGAACCTTACCCGCTTACTATAGCGGCACTCATAACCAAAACAGATTTAGCAGGATAATGGCACAGGCAATACCACTCATAGTAGCAGGAGCACAGGCAGCTTCAGGTGTTGTGTCCTACATCTCATCCAATAGACAAGCCCAACAACTTAGGCAGAACGCAGGAGCTGTTAAGGCTAAAGCAGAATATGATGCCGCTGTAGCCTTCAACAATGCGTTGGAACAAAAGCAACAAGTAGCCTTTGAAGGCTCTCAGGTTGAAGCTAACAAGAATCGTATACTACTACAGGGGCAACAAGAACGTGAGAAGTTTACTCGTGCAAGTCGCCAGAAAGTTGCAGAAGCTGAAGTAAAGTTTGGTTATGGAGGAACCTCGGAATCCTACATTAGTTCTTTAGAGGATGAAGCCTTCCAAGCAGAAAATAGTTTCCTTTTAGATCTTTCAGACAAGACCACCTCAGCAAGCCTACAATTAACAGAGTTTTCTAGACAGCAAAACATTCTGACTGCCAAGGGAGTTTCAGACAAACGTAATATCTTATATGGTGGTGAGGTTGAAGCTAACAGTTTGCGTGCTCAAGCCGACCAAGTATCAACTGCTGGTGTTGTAAACCTACTTGGATCTTTTGCTTCTGCTGGTACTTCCTATAAAACTTTAAAGAAATAAGTATGGCTATCAACGTAAAAACCAGAACCATTGGTCAGTCCCAAGCAAAAGCTACCACTTTTGGTTATAACCCAAACATTAGCACAGCAGGTGCTGATGCGTTGAGTCGCAACCTACAGGGAGTAGCCTCAGACCTGTCATCCCTAAAACAGAAGATGGATCGTAAGGCAAAGGTTGCTGACGACATCCTCGGTAAGAAGCAATACACAGACGCAACGGTTGGTCTTTCCAATGCCCTTAATGATTACAAGAATGTTTTAGGCACAGGAACTCCCGAAGAGAAGCAAGCAGCAAAAACTAGACTTGACACATATAACCCAGAAGTAGCCTCGTTCTCCTTTGGAGACACTTCAGAGTTTAATAACTCCAGCTACATGGAAGAGTCAGGCTACAAGGATCAGTTTAGGTTAGCGTTTTCAAAAGCTAATATCACAGCTACCAACACAGCAAACCAATATAGAGTTGTTGATGAACTCAACGTGTTGTCAGAGGCCTCCAATAAAAGTTATTGGGTTGCTGCGTCTCAGAGCCAGAACAGTCTATTCAATGACAATGTTTTTGCTGGTGTTGAGAACAGTGCGTTATCACTGTTGAACAGTTCATCAATCGGGGGACTGAGTTCCAAGGATGTACAACAACAATATCTGAGCAGAGCTAGTAATGACCTGCGAAGATTGTATGTAGAGCAAATAAAAGCTGCTGACACACCAGAACAAGTTAAAAGACTAACAGATCGTTTTGAAGGACTCATCGAGGACGGACAAGCCTTGAATATGAGAACTACTGATAAAAACGCCATAATCAACGGTGGTGTCGAACGCAAAGCAGACATCAAAAAAGGTGTCCACAAAGAAGCTAAGGCACGAGTCTCTAGTGCTGTAACCAAAGAAGTTAATCGTTTAAATGTTCAGTTAAATCTGGATGTAGACCAACCACCTGATAACAAAGCCTTGGTTGATATACGAGATCAAACCGCAAATCTCTTGGCTGAAGCCGAAGCCAACCCAGATGTTATCGAAAGTGACACTGTACGTGACAAACTACTGTTTGCTCAGGTAGCAACTCAGTTCTTGATAAGAGATGGGTCAGGTGTGTCGCCTCAACTGACGGCAGCTATAGACGCGGTAATGGAAGCAGAAGAATCGCAAGAGGATATTAAGATAGACCTACCTGATCGTTTTGATGACCTAAGACCAGAATCTGTAAATAAGCTTAGGACGAACACTAAGGAACTCGCAGAGTACATCAGAGAAGAAGCTTTGCAGAAGGGGGACACATACACAGTCCTAAAGAACATCTTAGGAGAGGCTTTCAATGAGCCAGCGAACCAAGCTAACATCTTAAAAGCAATTGGCTTGGAGGGGGAAACAACTCTTAACGTACCACGATCTGAGTTCAACCTAGAAGACCCAGCAAGCTCTACCACTCACTTAGCCAGCTACGTAGGAGAAAACAGTAGCCGAGCAGTTGTGTCGCACTCAGTAAAGAAACTGAACGACTCAAAAGCAACTGAGTCAGAAATCTTAGAACAGCTCGCTTTGCAAGCTCTGGTAAACACAGGGCAGGATTTCAACAACATGGACCCTGCTCAAAGAGAGGTTGCTATCCAGCAAAGCTTGGACAAATTACTGGTTACATACAAAAAGGCAGAGCGATTTGGTGGTCAGAACGAAGTAGTAGAGACATCAATCTACAACATGTACATAGACCAAATGGATGGCTCTTTGTCTCATTTGTTGGCTCAGTACGACAGCCTAGGTCTGATAAACCAACGAACTGTGGTTGAGGATTTCATTAAGGGTATGGCAGTTGGTATAGCAGAAACAAAAGCATCTGAGCTAAGAGAGAGACTCCCAGAAGCAGTTGAAGATAAAACTTTCAGCACCGCAACTCTGTTCAATATAGTACCTTTTGATTTTCTTGGATACAGAGGCGGCACTAGACGTAGACTACGCAACGAAATAAAAGCCGCAGAAGAGTCCTTTATAAACGCATTTGGTAGTGTAGCTGATGCTACAAACTACAATAATGCCACAGTCGCTATCTTCCCGAAGGTTTTAAATGAGTACTACAACTACAATCTAGGTAAGCAGACCAAGCAAAGAAAAGCGTTTCGTAAAAACAACGAACTAGAACTAGCCAAGGTATCAGCGTTCCTGAACGATGGTAAGTTTCGCCTCTCACAGGAGACCCTAGCAAACAATATCTATGACACAGCGATTGACGTTGTAGTGGAGAACAGAGCGAAGATACAGTTTACTGACTCTCTCACACAACAGCTACGGAATAACGGTGTTAGTAACAAAGTTTTAAACGCCATTGACTCCGATAAAATTAGCGACAGCGACTTAAAAGAGTTGTTACTAGAGGCAACAGTCAAAAACAAAGCAGGTAACAGAATAGGGTTGTTTGATTTTTCACAACAGTCGATAAGCAAGGATAACGAAAATGTTCTTGTCACTCGTGTTTTTGATCCCTCTTTAGATAGATACGTTGAGTTCTACCTGACCGACAAGTCTCAGATAAACGTCTCAGAAGATAGGATTCTTGAGGACTTTTCTGAAAAGAAAGATCCCGCAGACTTCTACACCTTTGAAGAAGTAATAGAGTCAGAAATGTCTATCGGCTCTATGCTGTCGCCTCTATAATGAATTTCCAAGCAGAAAAAGACGTAAGACTACGCACACCCACAAACCTTGGAGACGCTGGGCTAAGCTTGGCTACTCAAGGACAAAGCTTTGTTGCATCTGTTAGCGACGGCTGGGACACACTGTCTGGTGCTGTTGGATCTACAGCCGTGACAAAGTTCTACGGTGATTACTTGGACAAACAGAATGGCTTAGCCCCTGTAAGTAAAGCGGAGATTGACGCAGCCGTTGCGAAAGGGATCGACCTAGGCATCGAAGAAGATGAAGTTCTGTATCCAACTAACTTTGAGTTACGCAAACAAAGGTTCATCAAAGACGTTGGCAGAACTACTCGTATCAACGATAGCTATGCTTTTACTAACTTTGTAGGATCAGCATTACCCGAACTAGCCAACCCAGTAAACTTTGTCCCTTTTGGAAAAGCTGCTTCTCTTCTTTCCAAGTCCAGTAGACTAGGAAAGGCAGGGCTTCCAAGTAAGGCAGCAGTGCTTCGTGCTAGAGGTAAACGGTTTTCTGCTGCTTTTGAAAGCTTCAAGCAAGTAGGTACAGAGGCTCTGATAGGCAATGCGATCGTAGAGCCACTTTATTATATGGACGCTAAGCATCGTGGTCGTAAGTACACGATGTCGGACTCAATACTCAACGTAGCATTAGGCACAGCCATTGGAGCTGGGTTCTTCGGTTCTATTTCTGCTGGATTACATTTCCGTGAAACTGGTAGGTTTATGCACAGTGCCCAGCAGTTTGAGGAGCTGTACAGCTTCATGGAAACAGGTCGTTTTGGTGAGGCTGCTAACGTAGCGTACAAAGCATTTCCTGCGTTCCGACGTGCCTTGAAGAAAGAAGCTGAGTTTGCTGAGGCACTTGAGAAGGCTGTTGATTCTGACGGCAATCTTCGATTTGACGACTTAACAGATCAGCAGGTACAGAAGTTAGGCTCATTACTGGAAGGGGTGTACACTCGTTCACTTACAGATGCTCTAACTAAAGCTATGTCTGTAAAAGTTCTGGATGACTTTGATAAGGTAAAGAGTGATGTAACCATTGAAAAGTTTTCTAGAGATTACCGTAAACAATACGAACGTATTCACGAAGCGATATCACAAGACGACTTCTCAAAACTTACACCCGAAGACCAGAAAATAGTTGATGAGATTGTGCCAGAACTAGACAGCTTCTTCGTGGACAACGACGGAGCCGCAACTTCTAAAGAAGGCTCAGTAAACCAGAAGCTACAGACTATTCACAGACAACGCAAAAAAGCGTTGCGTGCTCGCCAAGTAGTTCTTGACGCAGCACGAACAAAAATAGACAACCTACAGGAAGCTGTTGAGAAGGGTGAGATTACACAGAAGCAAGCTGACGACTTAACAAAAAAATTCGAGAAACAAGTTAAGGAGGGCGTCAACTCAGGTAATGTCCTTGGAGCTGTTGCTAAAGTACGCAGAGAGATAGACTTCATTACAAACGAAGGTCCTGCGGAGACTCCTGATTTTTACGAGAGTTTTATTGATGCGTTTCAATTCAAGGATGTATCTAGTGCAAATAAAGATTTATATGACGCACACATAGCGAGTCTTCGCTCCTTGGTTGATGAGGTGCTACCAGCAATGGATGCAACCAAGTACCAGTCATTCCTTCTCGATCTTGTAGGAATGGCTGAACTAAAAGATGGTAAGCCACAATTTATCTCGATTGAAGACTTCAAGGCTAGGTTGTCCAAGTACACTGAGTTTGTTGAGGACGAAGTTGATGATCTTATCACGGTTGGTGATATCCTCAAAGACAAGGACATTGCGGAACTGCACACCAATCTAATAGAACAGCTTAACAACCTAAGACGAACCGTAGATCAGATAGAGGACCCAGAGCTTAAGCTTAGGCTCAGACAGTCCGACGAAAGCCCTGCGAAAGTCATCAAAGATTACCACAGAGAGAAAGCCATCGGTATAGCCAACGATGCTCTGTTAAAGCAGAGAATCAGAAACAAGATGTCAGAGTTTAAAACTGACAAGGAGAAGATTAAGTTCTTACGCACATATCTTGATGGTCAGGAAAGAAAGGGCACAGTTGGAGAAGAAGGGCTTGAGAACAGGATTGTTGCCGAATCTCAAGCTGCGTGTATGCCTCTACTGGATGTTGTGTTCAAATACGACCTAGTAGAGCTGTTCATGCCAGATGGATCATTTGGTTTCTTCAAGGCTTTTACCAACAGAGACAATCGTAACCGTTGGAGAATGTTTGGTAGAAATACCAAGAGAGCCTCTGCTGAGTTCCACAGACAACTACATCAAGCTTTGGTACAGAGAGAACTGCCCGACAACTGGAAGGGCATTGAAGGGCTAGAGGCTCTGTTCGATGTTATTCAAGCTACCGAGTTCAGCTTACTTACTGACCTAAACAACTCAGGTGTTCGTATCGGTATGATCGAAGACTTCGGGGGTGTTAGTCAGAAATGGGACGTTGATATAATCAAGGGTATGACAAAAGAAGAGTTTGTCAGAGACTTGGTTAATAAGGTTGACCAAGAGAAGACAAGAAAAGCTCTTGGCGGTAAGATGGTCATTGATGAAAAGGAAGTTGATTTTGAAGTCACAGCTTACCTTGGAGCTTGGTATGACCGATTGATCTCAGAACAACGTGTCTCCGATGATGTCCAAGTCCTAGACCTAGAAGATGTATTTAGTTCTCGTTTTGTTCGCATCAAAACAGAGGATGCTGTGGACGTAGCTCTGAAGTACAGTGGTTATGATAGTATTGGACATTTGCTACTCCAACAGATACAGAGACGTTCTGCACTTGGGGTAATAGCCAGAGATGCAGGCACAAAACCAAACAAGTTACTTAAGGAACTAGCAGACGAACTGAAGGTAACTGGTAAGTCTCCTTTGTCAGATAAGGGTGCATACATTGCAACTGTGAACAAACTAACTGGTATCTTGGAGAACCCTGTTGATGTACAGTTGAGTAGAATCGGAGACACCCTCCAGAAGTTTAGTAACCTTGTCTTCTTGTCGGGCGCAGGGCTGTCCTCCTTGACAGACATACCATTGATGGCAAGTACGCTTGAAATGCAGGGCATACGTTTCTCTGAGAACAACCAGTTGTTTTGGGAAACATGGAAGGAGTCAATGGAACGCAAGTTCCAAGACCCAAAAGCTATGAAGGCTTACTTGCTGGGTATGGGTGCAGGTTTTGATATTATCAACAACGCTGTTATCCGTCGCCTAAGTGATGCTCCCACAGGCACAGGTGTATTCGACAGGTTGAACAACTTGATCTTTAAGGTCAACGGTCTGAATGCGTTCACGGCAACACACCAAGAGATGTTTGTAGATATACTGACTCGTGGCATGGCTGATGAACTTAACTCAGCTAAGCCCACGCCAGAGTTCATTACAAACCTTGAAGAGTTTGGTTTTACCGCTTCGGAGATCAAACGTTTAGCGAAAGGAACGGTCAAGGGTCCAGATGGAGTCACTCGCATAGATCCACGAGCATTACCACCAGTACTTGGGAACAAGTTACGCAGTTATATAACCAAGTACATGAGGCAAGCCGTCATCGTTCCAGACATCGGCACTAAGGCTCAGTTTACTGGTGGCTTCCGTAAGGGAACTCTAGCTGGTGAGTCAGCTCGAGTAGTTACACAGTACCAATCTTTTTCAGCCGCTATGACCAAACTCCTGTTTCGTAGGTTTGCAAACGGTAGTTTTGGTAAAACCAAGGACAGAGCTATGATGTACAAGATGTCGCATTTGATGGCATACATAGGTACAGCCCTAGCCTTTGGTTACATGGTCACGGTTCTCAAAGACCTTGCTAAAGGCAAGGAGCCGACGTTCCTGCACAACATGACACCTAACTCGTTCTCTAGGGTCGTAAACCAATCTGGTATCATAGGTATCCTGCAAGCCCCACTGGAGGTTCCTAAGTACGGTGTGTCCTCTGGGACATCTCCCCTAGTTGGCAGCTTGTTTGGTTTAGCTGGAGACACTGTGACGGGTGACGTTAAGGGGGCTTTCAAGGAGTTACAGACCCTAACAGGAGCCAACATCATGGGTCCACCACAAATAATACACGCACAGATAGGCGAGGTATTTGCACGGACTCTTAACGAAATACAGCTCAACGAACTTGACATCTTAGAAGACTAAACGTAGATACACATTATGGCTAATACATCACAAACCACCTCTCAAACTACCAAAGAATATACAGGCAGCAATAGTCAGACTGCAAGTCAAACTACAGCCGAATACCCTAGCGCATAAACATGAGCACTACACCTAAAAACATTCTTGTCCTAGATACAATGGACAACGTCAGCGTCACTACTGGTGCTGTTATTACTGTTTCTACTGCTGTCACTGTTAACGAGCATACACAGGCTTTTTTTGTGGATGTTCAAGATAACGACGTGTACATCACGTTTGACGGCTCAACACCCTCTGCTACCGTGGGTCACATCCTAAAGAAGGATCGTGATTACTTGTTTTATGCAGGTATGTTCCGCACAGCCAAGATGCTTGGTAAGGACGGAACTTCCGTTGTTGCAGTAACGCAGTTAAATGGTGCTGTCTAATGCTTGGACTGGTACGCAGACTAAGCAGGGTTCAAAGCCGAAGCTTCTCTAAGCGAGTTTATGCTCCTAGGTTGCTTGAGTATTACGGTGGGGCTTCTGCTGCGTATTCACTCCGTAGTTTAAATGGGGAGGACCCAAAGGCAGTCCGCATCCGTAGGGACGGGGACAACGAGGAGCGGGACTTTACTACTTCTGAAATAGGAACCGAAGCCGCTGATTGGACAAACGGATTACAGGAGACAACGCTTCCTGCTGATTTGCCTTCCACTTCTTCTAGCATTACTGGGTTCACGATTAGTGGTACATCTGACGCATCTTCGGGTACTTATACAACTAGCGGTAGTCTTTTAAACGGGAAGTTGTTTTTTAGAAAAACTGGAGCTAACGATGAACAGGTTCGGTACGATGGCTCCAAGTGGTTAATATGGGACGATGATAACGGTGAAGCCTATTGGACTCCTACAAATAACCAAGACACGGAATTTCCTTGGGACGTTACAAGTTGGCAGGTTGGTGAGGGGGGTGGAGGACCAGTAGCATTTTCTAGCTTCGTAGGGGGCAATCCAGACAATTCCGCTGCTGGTGCTTACAGTCTCCGCAAGGTCAAGTCCGACTACACAGGTAACGCTGTCCGTATCCGTAGGGCATCTGACAATGTAGAGGTCAACGTATCATTTGATACCAATGACGAGGTCAGCACCAGTTCGCCGATTACAAATGTAGCGGAACCAACTTCCATATCATTTTCAAGTACTTGGGATATAGTCACGGGAACACCAGCCAGCTCAACCCTAAGTCCGTTGACTAGCTTTAGAATTACTGATGCACCTAGTGGATTTATAGTAAGACTTCCGATTACGACATCCATTAGGGCTGGAAATTCTGTTGATGTCTCAACCTACATATCTACCTTGAGTGGTAATTGGAGTTACTACTTAGGAGATTATGGAGGCGGTGTAGTTTCAAACATTGAGACAATTACTAGCGGGACAACCCTTCCTACTCTTACGGCTACTGGAACTCCATACGCCATATATCTGAGAAGCAATAGCACTACATCCAGCTTTGGTGTATCATATGGTTGGGGTGGTACTGTTACTATAGGGGATACGACCTCCACAAACTTAGGTGACTTCATTAGCGGTACTAACGCACACGTTACTACTTGGTACGACCAATCAGGTAATTCCAAAAATGCTACACAGACAGTGGCTACTAATCAGCCGTTGATTGCTGATGGTGGTAACTTGCATACTAATGACGGAAAGCCAGCCCTGAAGTTTAACGGAACATCTAACCGACTTGAACTTTCCGCCAAGGCGACAATTGCAAATACATCTATATTTTCTGCCTTCAGGAGTAACAGCAATACTCAGGATTCAGTTTTATTTCATCTAGCTGTTAATGCCAGTAATGTTGTTAGCATCGGATTTGGTGACCTTGCTACTAGGTCGGAACTAGGCTCAAGGCTAAGGGTTGGGGGTTCAGACGTAGTCCACGTAGGTGACAATGCATTTACCAGCACTAGTCAATCATTACTGGGTTATATAGCTAGTAGTACAGCAGCCAAAATGTTTGTTGATTCAACGGAAAAAACTGTTGAAGTAGAATCAAGAACTTCTGGTGCAAACAATCGAATAGGTGCAAGAGGCAATGATGAAAAATTTTTCAATGGGGACATTAGTGAAGTTATTCTCTATGACTCCGACCAGACCAACAACCGCTTCAAGATTGAGAGTAACATCAACAATTACTACACCATCTATACGACTGCACAAAACGGCTTCGTAAATACTTGGTACGACCAGTCAGGTAATAACAATGATGCTGTAGCAGATGCCGATGAAAATGAACCCAAAATTGTAAATTCTGGTAGCTTGCTTACTGATGGAGTAAAGTTTTCAGAAAGCAAGGGTCTTGAACTTTCTGGTACTGGGCTAGATATTTTTAAAAATACACAACACGCACAAATATTTTACGCTATAAAAATTAACGATACTAGCACCAGCACAACGGGGTTCTTTGAGGCACGAACTAATACAAGCGGGTCTCGTGTTATTTTAAGAAATTCTAATGATACTGCTGGCAGGATTTCTTTAGCTGGCAGAAGACTTGATTCGGATTCTTTTAGTTCTTTCCAGTCGGACTCTGGACATAATAACGAAAAGGTAGTCCTTACTGGATTTATAAATTACTCTGATACTGATGCATTTATATTTAAAAATGGAACTCAAATTGGAAGTGACACATCATTTTTAACGGCTGGAGCTACTTCGGATACTAGCAGTAGTACTATAACCATAGGTCGTAAAACTGCACTCGAGGCCACGGCTGAGTTTGATGCTGAAGAATTAATAATTTTTAACACAGACCAGACCGCTAACCGAACAGCTATCGAAACCAACATGATTAATCATTACGGAATATCTTAATATGGAAGAAAAACAATATCTTATCTACGACACAGAGGACGAAGCTATCGCTCGTGCTGACGAAAACGGGAAACGTATCGGCTACGCCTACTGGAAAGTAGGCGAGGGAACCAAGTGGGCTACAGCACCACAGGTGACTGCTGACGGCAACTGGGCGTTGCGTGTGGACTACAAGCACGAACTAACGGATGCCGAAGAAGCAGCCCTTGTTCCTTACTCCAACGTGAACTGGCCAACTGAGGAAGAATGATGGATGAAATCATTTCAAGGACTACATTAGGCACAGGAGGCTTCTTAGCCACCATTGGGCTTCAGAATATCAACTCAGTTGTATCGCTCCTTGTAGGGGTTGCTACGTTGACCTATATGGTTCTCTCTATTTACAAGATCGTTAAAAAACTATGACACCTGAACTTATAGCAATGCTCGGTGGTGGAGTCTCTGGCTTCGTGATGAAGCTGATAGCTGCACAGGTTGAGAATCAAGCTCGTGCC